GAGCAAACATTCACACTATCAAGCAATTTTCTTAGATCTTTAACTTCAAAGGTTAATGAATCCTGCTTTGTCTTAATTTCTACTAAGTCAAATCTATTTGTTAAATTCTTGCTAGCAAGTCTCAACAATAGTTTAAACGGTGTAGATTCGTAGGTGTAACCAAGACTTCTCCAAGACGGTCTATCATAACTATATTCTAATATAGCCATCATAGATTTTCTTAAAGAAGGAATTAGTTTACTCCTGATTGTATTACACAATTCATTCTATAAGTAAATAGTTCCTATTAATAGGATCTTTTACCCATGGAATTGAGTGGTATTCATCAGGAAGCTTCTGAAGCTCGTACCAATCCACCCCTGAAAAGGGCAGACTGGGGAGCGGAGGAAACGTAGCTAATTCAAGAGCTTGCCTTGGATTGAATCCAAGTTCAGCTAATCGGACACACTGAGGGATTGATAGCTTATGTAAGAGACCACGATTGCATAATTCTTTAATTAGTGATGGGAAATCTTCAGGAAACTCAAGTCCTGCCTTGGCAGAATCTGGTGTTACTGTTGTTAACTCAAAACCATTAAAGAATATGCGTTTCGCTAGTTCGGCAACATTAGTCATGGTACTACCAGGTAGAGGATTCATTCCACTAACAGTATTAGGGGTAAACCCCTTCATGTCATTAATAGGTACCTTTAATAAGGTGCTCATTAATAGCATATACTTATGGTAGAATAATTCCCCATACAGGGCAATATCATCACCAATGATACCAAACTGGATCTTATCTTTGTCATATTCTATATTAGACAGCCTTAAGGCTGTACGACATATAATATGATGAGACAACGCAAGCATACCCCAACTACTATACAGCCCCATAGGCTGTCCTTTTGCATATTGAACATTGTCAAGATTAAGATCATTAAATCGGAAGAATCTTTGAGACATTATGGTATACCATAGTTTCGCAAAGCGTCGACCAGCGATTGATGACACAATCTCTCTCTGAAATAGACAAGATAATAGATCAGTTGCAGCAGTTAGATCTACGGAATACACAATCTCTCTCTGAAAGAGGCAAGATAATAGATCAGTTGCAGCAGTTAGATCTACGGAATATATTCCATCTATGTAACTACTAACATCTGAAGTCCATTGTTTTACCTTTTCAGCTAGATCTGAGTGGCTTTTAGTACCATCATTAGTGAGCTTATAAAGCTCATTAAAGATATACTTATGAAAGCCCTTCAGAACAGATTGTGAAAACCAATCGCCGATAGCGAATACTCTCATTTTACCACCAGGTTCGACTTTAGTCGATAACTTGCTAGTAAGAGGATCGTGTTCCTTTCGAGATTCAATTATCCTAGTCTTTGAAAGTCTAAAATAGGTAAGTATCATATTAAGGGATTTATTCCTTAACATTTTACTCATTTCAATAATAGAATTTTTCAATGCTTTATCCCTATTCACAGCAATCCAATCAATTGGTGCCGTAAGTAATGATAGCCCATTGGGACCATTCTTTGTTGAGATGTGAATTTCATTCATATCCCGTATTTGACTTAAACGATGTTCAATACCTGTTTCTGGAAACATTTCTTCAAGAACATTACAGAA